CCAAACTCAAGGACAGTTAATGGGAAATGTTTTAAGTTTCCCTATTCTCTGTATGACCAATTTTATTTCATATTGGTGCTCTCTTGAGGATGTTCAAGGTCATGCCATTCCTATTCGGGATGTCTTCTTACGAAGCCCTGTCCGAATTAATGGTGATGATATCTTGTTCAAATCAAATCCACAGCATTATGATGCATGGATGAATAGAATTCCTGATTTCGGATTCTGTCCAAGTCCTGGTAAGAACTTAACAAGTCCTCACATTCTTCAAATTAATAGTCAACTATATGAAGTTCGAACTTTATCGAATTTCGAAACAATCGTTAGAAAGATACATTATCTTAATTGGGGCTTAGTTACTTCTCGGAAGAAGAACGACTGCTCAAATGATCTTAGTACTTCAGACGTTAAAGCAAGAGTGGCTAAGGTTTTGGACCAAGCCAGGGAAGAAGATCAAAATCTTCCTCCTGTCTTCTCTAGAATTAAAAGCTTTCCAGATATCTTTAGGGATATCTTCTATGGAATGCCCGAGTTCTTTAAAGACAGATCGTTTACTTTACTGAAGTCTCATTTGGAGATCTTTCACGATATGTTCCCGCAAATTGATTTTGCTAAAATGGCTTCCATTTATAAAGACGAAGTTCCGATACATCTCCATCAAGTCAATCTTGATCTGATGAATAAAATCTTCCGTCTTGAAGTCTCTGTTGAACGCTCAAATTTTAAGAGGTTCGCAATTCATCATTCTAGTTCTAAGCTCATTCAGCCCACTGCTTCCATTGCAGCTTGTGAAGTAAGGTTGAAGAAGAATATGAAACTCCTCAGACACACTTTTAAGGAAGTGGCTTTGGAGAGAGACGTCTTTAATCTCTTGTCATTTAACGGATGTGAATCTGTTACAGAGATTTTTGGAGGCTATGATAATCAATTTGGAATCGATGTTCTTGATCGAACAAAAATTATTGAAGTCATCGAAAGGGAGGTTCCCTTAAGAGATGGTCGCGGCAAATGGGGCACTCTTGATACTCTCTTAGATTTGCAGAAGAGTCAATTGGCTGTTGAGTCATTGACTGTTGGTTAAAACTCCAACAAGGTCTTATTGCAAACCCGCAAGCGCGGTAAGACTGATGCT